CGGCATTAAACGCGTCGGCAAACTGCTCGGGCGTGATCCCGCGGGCGACGACCTGGTCTTCGCACATGCAGTAGAGGACTTTGCCCAACTTGAAAACGTCGCTGATTTCCCTGAGGCATTGCTGCGTGGTCGGCAGGTCGAGCATATCGACGCCGGTGCCTGTCTTGACGCGTTCAAACGCCCCCAAGCTGCCCTTGACGTTCCACAGGCGGCCCTCAGTGTCGGTGAACGTCTTCATTTGCCGTGGTTCCATTGCTTGAGCACAAACGACGCGACGGCCACCCCGTCGAGCGGCTCGTCGTGATTGGATTCGCAGACCATGAAGTCAGCCGACACTTCGCGCACGCCGTTGGTGGACGACACAGTCACGACGCCCATGCCCGACTCCGCGTTGCGGAGCCGGGCCGCGTCGGCAGGCTTGAGCACCTGCACGTCGATTTCCCATGTCCGGTGGATAACGAGCGTCGATTGCGAACTGTGCCCAAACCCGGTTGCGTCCACTTCGTTGGTGATTCGCCTTGCGCTCACGTTCGTGACGCTAGGCAGAATTTGACCATCGACGGAAAAGACGCATTGCCGTCCAAGGCGGAATTTTTCGCTCGGCACGTGTCACCTTCCGGTGAATCACCCAACGGTCTTGCGGAGCGAAATCGTGAACTCCACGGCGCCGTCGAGCTCTTGCGGTTCGCTGATCGACATGACCTGGAAAACGCCGCTGGGGCCCGCCGGGCCGCTCGGGGAGAGCGTAGACGTGACCGTGCCGGTTTCGCCCAGGAGGCACGTGTGATCGAGGCAAACGACCTCAATCGTCGTGTTCTTCCGCACGTAGGCAAACTCCTGCTCGTCGTCCGACCCGCGGGTCGTCACGTCGGCTTCCGCCGCCGTCTCGCGGTTGATCGTGACGGTCTTTACGTCCTTGTTCTCGATGCCGGACGAGAACGAAAAGGAGGCGTTTTTGCCGAGGTAATACTTGTGTGCGGTGGGCATTTATGGCTCCAAAGCAGTGCGGTGGGGGCATGACGTGCCCGCCTGTACGTCAGTATACCAGCCGGATGCCGCCAACTACCCCCTCACGAACACCCCGCGGCCGGCCTGCGCCGCCGAGAACTTGCCGCCAAACGCCTTGGCCAAATCGCCGTTTCGCACGGCCTTCATGAGAGCGGGGTACATATAAGGCCTTGACGGGTAGGTGACGGTCTGCCGCTGTTGTGTGACCAACCACCGGCCTGGATCGCGCGGCCGCTCGCTGGCCTCGCGCTTCCACACAATCGGGGCCTTCATTCCACCCGGCCACTTGGGCTTGTAGACCCACGTGACCATGGTTTGCTGTCCGCCGAACTCGTGAAGGTAGGGCAGCATTCGCCCTTTACGAGACGGCCCCACGACCGCCGAGTGGCTTGTGGGGTCGTAAAAATTCCACAGGTTGCGACGAAACCCAAGCATGTGTCCGTAGGGCACGTGCGTGTGCGGCGGCGTGCCGGCCGGAGACGGCGGCTTCATCTTGATTTCGCGGATACGCTCGATGACGGCTCGCTTTGTCCTGCCAGCCACGCCAGGCTGCCGGAGGATCGACGTAAGGTCGAGGCCTGGGTTGGCCTTTTGAATCTTGAGCAACGGCCTGGCCCGGCCCATCTTTTTGATTGAACGCTTGGCGTGATCCTTAATCCGCATCGACGCTTTGCTTAACGACTTCCATTCCATGCTCGACAAAGCGCTTTTGACAGAGGCCCGGTCAAAAAACAGGTTCACGCTCGCGCGCATTCCAATGGCCGGAATGCGGATTCCGCCCATTGCCGCGCCGTAGGGATTGCCGCCACCGAGCGGAAAAATGCTCATGTTGTTTTTGCTCGAGGAACGCGGAATGTCACGTCGATTTGGGCGAGGAAAATACGCCGCTCGGTCAGCGAGTCGCGGTCAAACTGCACGCTCATGCCGGCTGCGAAATACTGGGCATCCTCCGGCATTCCTGTGTAGGTCAGCGTCTCGGACCGGATGGCGTCGATAATTTCCTCGCAGAGCATGGTGAGGTTGTCTATGTCGCCGTTGGTGCCGTCGACCTGCTTCCCAACAACAACCATGATTTCGTGCGTAAACAAATCCATGCCGCGGGCGCCTCGCTCCGTTTCCACCGGGCCGGGCACGACCGACACCTGGAGCTCTTTCAGTTCCGTGGCGTCGTAGTCTGGCACGTAGCGCCGGACGGCCTGGACCGTGTCGTAGGGCTCCGAAAACGTGGCCGCCGCAAGTCCGGCCGCCATGGCGTCGGCAATCTGCACTGCAATGCTTGGCATTTCACGCGGCCTTGGGGCCGACCTCCGAGAGTTTGCGTTCTAGGTGGGCAAGGTTGCCGATGAGCCGAGAGTCGTCGGGGCGTCGGCGGACGGCCTCGCGGGCGTGCTTGAGCGCCTCGTCGTCCCTGGCCAGCCGCGAGGCTGCCACACAGGCCAAGTCGGCCGGTAGCTCGCCGTAGGCACGCGCGTCACTGGCGTGCGTTTGCGACGACGCAGGGCAGGAGAGGGCTTGCCTGGCGTAGTAGAGGCAGGAAACCCAGTCCTCCATGCGATAGGCCATTTCGGCAAACGCTAGGAACGATTCCGGCTCCTGCGGCGATTCGAGCATGGCCGCGAACAAATGCCGCTTCGCCCGGTCCGGCTCGCGCTTGGCAAGCATTCGGAACGCGTAGGCCCGCTCGGTCGTCTGGCCGCCGGGCATCCGTAGGTAACGCTGCCACGCGTCAACGGTTTCCGCTTCGTCGGCGTAGTCCATTTCGCGGGCCAGATACCAGTGCATCCGAGCATCGTGCGGCGTTTCGCGAACGGCCTGCCGCAACAGCGTCAAATCGCTTTTGTGCTTTTTGCCAGGCTGCCGATGGTGGCGAATGCCGAATCGCTCGCTCATCGTGTGCGCGTCGTCTCCATCCCAGCACACGAGCCCCTCGTGCGTCGGGCCAGACCATCGGTAGCCCGCCCGCCGATGCACGCGGTCGCAGAGGAATCGCACCTGCTCTGACCACTGATACCAATAGCGGAGCCGGCCAGTCTCGGCCGTCCAATCGGCTTCCAGGGCTTCCCGCCAGCCGGGGTCGAGCACTTCGTCCAGGTCGAGGCGAATGCACACGTCCACGTCCGCCGGCACGTGGTAGAGGGAAAGGTTGTGCGCGTCATCCCATCGCCACGGCACCGGGGCACCGGTGGCCACGGTGACGCCGGCGGCCGCTAGGAGCTCAACGGTGTTGTCGGTCGATCCCGTGTCGGTGACGACCCGCACGTCGGCCTCACGGCACGACGCTTCCCACGCCGGCACGTTGGCGGCTTCGTTCTTCGCGAGAGCGTATATGGCCACCTTCATGTCAGCACCGCCACGCGCCGCAGGCCGTCGTGAATGAGTTGCACGTTCCGGTTGGCCTCTTTCGCAAACTGATCGACGGCCCGCATTACATCGGGGTTGCAACAGTCGTCGGCCAAGATGGCCCGGCAGTGGGCCACCAACCGCAGGTCGGCCAAGGCTCCCTCGTAACTGTGGTCGCCATCCACGTGGGCAAAGCAGGCCCTCGGCAGCGACCGGACGTGGTGCGAGTTGACGACCACCAAATCGGCCTCAATGTCGTGCCGGTCAATCAGATGCTTGGCGTGGGCGAGGCACTCAAGGCTGTCGTCGTCCATCGCGCCGTCGAGGCAGAGGAATGATGCCCGCGGGGCCACGGAATTGAACGCCAGCATCGAATAGCCGCACCGCGTCCCAATCTCAATGATCCGCCGCGGCTTGTACCGCTCGCAGATAATCGCCTTCATGGCGTAGTGCGAAATCACCTTGGAATCGCAGAAAAACCAGTCGTTTTCCCGCCAGTTGGATTCCAACAGCGATTTCACTTTGTCGTAGACGCTGGCTGCAATCACGCTACAGGCTCCAAGAGAGGCATTACGTCGGTGAGCCGCAATTCCACCAGCCACGCCTCGCAGTCGCGGACGCCAAACGACACGACAAGCTGGCCGGGCGTGCGGGCAAGGCCGGCCGCAAACTCAATCGACCGGGCCTCGCGAAATACAAACGGCCGGCTCACCCCCGAAATACTCCAGTCCTCGGAGTCAAACGCCACAAACCGATGCTCGTACGTGCGGCGGCCGTCTTTGTCGTGGGCCACTTCGTGAATCACGGCCAGGTAGAGCCCACTGCCAATGTCCACGAGTTGCGAGCCGCCACGGAACCCACGAGCAAGCGCCGGCGATTCGGCACCTAGTTCAATCGCCCACCGGCCTGCCTCTTGGGTTGCGGTGGCTACGCGACCCTGGACGTGGCAGGAGTAGAGCCACCGGCGTGAGCCGGTTACGGGCATCCAATTCTTTTCGTGGATGCCATCCGCGGTTTCGTAGACCTCCAGGCCGACGTACTGGCCGGCGTGCCGAGTGGCGGTGGCCGTCCCGATTCGACACGTGCCGTCCAGGCCCGCAAAGTCTCGCACGGTGGCGCTGGCGAGTATTTCGCTGCCGACGACGTTGAGCCGAACGTCCTCCAGCCCCTCGACCTGGTAGCCGCTCGACTGGTAGTCGCACGCCATTACCGTTGGGCGGCCCACGGGCGTCAAGTCGCGAGCGTAGTCGGTCAGAATGTTTTTGGTTTTGATCCGGCCGCCATCCTCGTCCGGCATGACGTACCGCCCGCCGAAAATCCGGTAATTGGAACTACGGACGTTGACCAGGAATCCGCCGTCCAGGGCCACGACGGACGGGTTGAAAAGCGACCAGCCGGGGGCCGCCGGCTCCACGTCGATCCGCACGTAGTTGGTCGCCACGAGCTCGTCGAGCCGTTGCGCGTACCAAGTGCGGTTCCGCCTGGTGAGTATTTCGATACCGTCTGGCAGGTCGCGCATGGCCAGGAGGCGCTCACAGGCCCGGCGGCCGGCCTCGAGTTCGCCGGCGTAATACGCGTGGGCCGCGATGGCCGTTAGGTGGTCGATCATGCCGAATCCGCGGCAGGTGTAGGGACGTACACCTATTCTACTTTTGCGGAATTGGCTGTCTCCCCCTGGCGGACGCTACGCCATGTCGCCGCAGTAGCGCACCTGGCCAGTCTCTCCCTTCGCTCAAGAGCGTCACTGCGCCCGCGACGGCGGGTAAACGGCACGACCGACAGAGAAGTTTGCTTCCAGCACAGTGCAGTCCTTGCTCCCAAGTTTCACGCACCTGCTGATGGCGTCGTTCTTCTTTACGAAAACGGTTGCCTGCCGCAAAGTCCTCATCCACCCGTGACCGTTGCGCCAAAACAGCGGATCGCCGTTCCATCCCTTTGACTCCACCACCCAGCCGCAGCCGTAGGCAAGCGACGGCGAGCCTTGATCCGGTTCCTTCGTGATGGCGTCCATCGCGTCCCTCTCTGCGGCGTGTTGCGTCAAATGTCCAACAGTTCGCCTGGAATCATCTCGCGTATCTGCTCTGCCAGCTTACGCTCCTCTGCGGTCGGCTCGCCGTACTTGCACAGGCTGCGGCACCGCTGGTCGATTTGCCAGAGCGTCTGCATCGCCTCGCTGCCCAGCCGGGCGGCGTCGTACTGGGCCTGATCTTTCGGCAGCGTGAACTTCAGAACGGCTTGCACGGATATACCGTTGGTGTATTCCTGGCGTTCAAACCGAAGAACATTGTACCGCAGCGGTCACGCCGCGCAATGCCATCTAGCGTCTGATCTGTCAGAAACCTATGCCAGTTTTTCTTTCGGCATAGGTTCCGTAACGGCACCCTATTTTTCGATTAGTGGCTGTCAGCCAGCCGGGCCGAAATACCGTGCCGTACTCTGGTGCAAGAGCGCACTACGTCCGCTGCTCGTAGGTGACGGCGGCGGCGTCCAGGCCAGCCCTGCGATACAGCCACTCCATTACGTCTTCGCGGCGGTAGCGGACTGACTTGCCGATCTTGATGCACGGCGGCGAATCCTCGCCTGCCCACTTCCAGCGGGCCAGCGTGGCGGGCGACAGTCCGAGCATCTCGGCCAGTTCTTTTCGGGTCATCAACTTGTCCATTGCGTGTCCTTTCGTGTGAGGGGAACACGCGAACCATACGCCCGCCGGAGCCGCTTGCAAGCGAAAAAATGACGGTCAACGAACGTCAACGAACGTCAACAACTGGCGCGGCTCTCTCTAAGGTGAAGAGCGCAACTACTGATTCGGGAACGGCGCGTCGGGTGGCGTGAATGGAGCGGTGTAGCGGGCTCCATTCACGCCTTTCGTGATCCGCACCTCGTCGATGTAGCCGTCAAACAACTGCCCGTCAAATCCGCCACTGCCAATAAAAAACGACTCGTTGCCGTCGTAAACGCCACCGCCAAGAGTACCAGACTGTGACAACACGCCATTGACATATACAGCAACGGAAGTGCCGTTTTTTACGAACGCAACGTGCGTCCACTGGTGCGCAGGAATAGCCTGGCTCCCTGCGGAGTTATAACTCCAGCCCTCTCCGTTTTCAGAAACGACCAAATATGAATACCCGTCCAAGGCATAGAGAACGAACTCAAGGCCGGCTTCGGAGCCGTAAGCGCGTTTTGCGAAAATTCCTAGCACGCCAGAGTTGGTGGCTGGCCGTACCCACGCTTCCGCAGTGAAATTCCCCGATCCAGCTGTGAGCAGCGGAGAGTCTGCCAATAGCAACCCGTCTCCGTTAGCGTCAAACAGGCAACTGCCAGAGCCAAACTTACTCTGCGCTGCGCTGATTGCCGCATCGCCTTCAACGGTAATTGAAAGGTTGTTGCTGCTTGCGTCGGCAATAGAGCCGTCAAAGTGCAGCAACAGCGAGACGCTAGAGAAATATGGGTCTGTCGGCCCAGATGGCGGCAGCGCCCCCGCTTGGCGGGCGAGCGGACGAAGGAGGCGGGGATTCATCGGCATGGTTTGTGCGCTACTGTGGTGAGAGAGGGACTAGACGACGCGCCAGACGGCCGAGGTCGAGTCGTAGACGATCAAGGCCGCGCCACCGCGTGCGTCGAGCACATAGTTCCCTGCCCATGGCACCGAAAACTGAGCGTTGGCATTTGGCCCGGTTGCGTGTTGAAGCGTGATCGGGGCCGTGGCCCCGACGTTGACGAGGAGCTTGGCGTCGCCGTCGATTCCGGTAATGCCCATGTCGCGAATCACAACGCCGGTCGAGCCGGTGACCGCCAGGCGGTAAATGTCGCCGGAGCCTGGCGAAAACCCGGTCACGGTTGTATTTGCCGTGAGGACGGTCGGAGTAACGACTACGTTCGTGTAACTCAAGCCTGTCGGCCCAGTAACGCTTGGCCCGGTTGGCCCCGTGCTGCCAGTAACTCCGGCTACACCGGCTGCGCCCGTCGGCCCAGTCACAGCAGATGCCGGCCCGGTCGGTCCAGTGACGGTTGAGGCCGCTCCGGCGGCGCCAGTCGGCCCCGTGACGCCAGTAGGGCCTGCGATGCCGCTGCCGACGAGCTCCCAGGCTTGTCCATTCCACGAATACGTGCGGCCGCCAGTTGTGGTTTGCTGGCCGTTCGTCGGCCCTGCAGGAAATGTAAGAGGCATTGCGAGCTCCTAGTGGGCGATTTGCACCCAAACACCGTTGTACCTAATGAACAGTTTGCCGTTGTCGTCGTCTTGCCACAGCGACCCGTTGGAAATTCCAGTCGGCGCCGCAGCGGTTGAATAAAACGGAACAGTCCCAGTTGGACCGGTAATGGCCAGAAGGTCAATCGCTGGACTGCCCCAGGCGCCTCCGCTTTTCGGGCCGTAGAAGTCGGCCGCCGCAGTGTCGATAAACCAGTCGCCGTCACTGCCGTAGCCCGAAAGTGGCACGCCTACGCCGGCAAGCAGCGTTGCGCCTCGAATCCCGGTAGGGCCCGTGACGCTTGATGCAGGCCCGGTTGGGCCCGTCACAGTGCTTGCTGGCCCGGCGACGCCCGTTGGGCCTGCTACCGTAGAGACAGGCCCGGTGACGCCTTGCGGGCCTGCTGGGCCACTCTGCAGTTGGAGCGGCGTGCCCCAACTACCATCCGCCTTCGGTCCGTAAAGTCTGCCGTTTGCTGTGTCGAGCCAGAAATCGCCAGACGCACCAAAGCCGGCCGCCGGCGCTCCGCTGCCGCTCCAGATTCTCGCCCCATCGTCTCCTCGAGCGCCTGTCGGGCCTGTGACGCCGGAGCCTGGAACCCACGTCGATCCGCTCCACGCCAGAATTGAGCCGGTAGCCGGAGCAGTCGCGCTTACCGCTCGGCCTTGAAGCTGGGTGGCGTTGCCGGACGACGGGGATGAAATGGAAAAAAATGGCATGGTAGGTAACTATGTGAAATACAACACGACCGCACCGCTACCGCCTGGACGAAACCCTCGACCTCCGTTGCCGACAACGCCACCACCGCCAATGCCGGGGCTCTTGGTAACACCGCCCTCAACGTCATCGCCGCCACCGCTGCCAAACGCAGGCTCAGTGCCGCCGTCTTCGACTGTTTTCAGGCCAGCGAGCGCAACTGCGGCAACGATGCCGGAAACGTCCAAGCCTGGCATTCGCAGGATAGTTGCGTCCCAACTTGCATTTCCGCCAACAGCACCACTGGCAAAAATCAACCCAGACTGGTAGCCACCTACGCCGCCGTTTGCTCCGCCGTCTCCGCCGGAATATGAGCCGCCTGGCCCTCCGCCGGCCGGCGAGTTTCCGCCCTGTCCGGTGATTGTGTTGCTTCTGAACGTAAGCGTAGTGCTTTCACCTGCCGCGCTTCCGTTTTGGCCTCCGGCCCCAACAGTGAACGAAATAGCGGAGTCATCGTTCGATAGTGTTGTCCACGTCTTATATGCGGTTCCGCCGGCATACTGCTGGCCGCCTCCGCCGCCGACAGCCCATGCCTTTAACGTAGTCGCGCCGGTAGGTATTGAGTACGTTCCGCTTGATGTCAAAACAACTGCCATTGGATCAAAAGGGTCTAGCGATTTTCTTCGCCAGTAATGGCCCACCTTGCCGCGCGTCATGTCGACAAGTCTCCAACAAGGAGCCATGTGTTGCCGACGTACTGGATGAGCGTGGCCGTTGAGTACTGTGCCCGCAATTTCTGGCCTGGGGTCGCGTTGATGGTGACGCCAGTCGCGCCGGTCACGGTCAACGCACCGGCGCCGAGCCTTGCGATGTCAACGTGAACGCCAGTGGCAAGAGCGACCGATGCGTTGGATGGCACCGTGAGAGAAACGCCGGTAGATGTGTTGATGGTCACGAGCTTCCCGGCGTCCGCAAGCGCGAGCGTGTAGGCCGCAGTTTGGGCGTTAATCGCCTGCGATTCGCCAAACGATCCGGCCGATCCAGTTGCACCAGTTGGGCCGCCAGACGGTCCAGTTGGTCCAGTTATTGACGATCCTTGTGAGCCTGTCGGTCCCGTAACGGTGCTCGCCGCGCCGGTTGGTCCGGTGATTGAATTTCCTTGCGCGCCGGTTGGACCTGTGACTGTGCTTGGCGCTCCTACGGGGCCTGTGCTTCCAGTCGGACCGGTCACTGTGCTTGCGGCGCCGGATGGCCCTGCGCTACCAGTTGGGCCGACGCTTCCAGTCGGGCCGGTTACTGTGCTTGCGGCGCCTTGCGCGCCGGTTGGCCCGGTGATCGAAAGCCCCTGGATACCCTGCGGGCCCGTTGGTCCGGTGACAAGCGAATTCGCACCAGTCGGCCCAGTAATCTGCGGTCCAGTCGCGCCAGTCGCGCCGACGCTGCCAGTTGGTCCGGTTATAGACAGACCCTGAGCGCCCTGCGAGCCAGTTGGCCCGGCAGGACCGCTTTGCAGTTGCAGTCCAGCGCCCCACGAACCGTTGGCCTTTGGCCCATAAAGGACTCCGGCACCGGTCGTCGTATCAACATAAAAGTCGCCACTGCGGCCAAGGCCGGCAGACGGAGCACCTGTGCCGCTGTAGATTTTTGCGCCGTCAACGCCGGCGGCACCCGTGGGCCCAGTGACTCCAGGCGATGCAGTCCAGGCCGTTCCGCTGTAGGTAAGTACGCTGCCGGTCGCTGGACCGGTCGCGACCACAGGCTGCCCCTGCAGTTGCGTCGCGTTACCGCTCGATGGTGAAGAAATCGTGAAGAACGGCATTACGTATAGTGCTTTCCACCTACTTCAACCCACAGCCCGGCGTAGCGCGTGAAATACTTTCCTGTGGCTGTGTCGAGCCACGTAGACCCGGCCGACGCAACAGCAGGCGCGAGGTCGGCTTGGTAAATCTCGCCGGCGCCACGCGGCCCAGTTGGGCCAGTCACGGAGTCTCCGGCTTGGCCAGAAGCGCCCGTGGGGCCCGTTACGCCTGCCACGCCAGCCACGCCTGTCGGGCCAGTCGGTCCGGCCGCTGCAAAGAATGACGAGAGCGTTGCGAGCGTTGCCCGGCTGGTGGTCGTGCCGACGACGACGGGCACGAGGCTCGCGCCAGTCACGCCAGTCGCCAACGGCAATTCGCTGATTTTCTTTTGTGCCATTTACGCTACCAGCGGTTCGCCGGCCTCGGTTGTCATGTGCTCGCCGAGCTCTGTCGTCAGTACGAAGGCTGCCACGGCCTCCTGCGACTGCTCCATCGTGTGAATGCGTCGAATCTTGTGCCGTCGGTCGGCCCACCGCCACGCTTGCTGTCCGCCGCCCGGCACCGCCACGGCGTAGGTACGCTCGATGCCGTCTTCGATAGCCGTAATTACGTCACCAATCCTGGGGTCGCCCAACAAGTCATCTGTGTTGATGAAAAAGTCGCGCGTCTCCATGCGGACGATTTGGCCGGCGGCATCCATGGTTTCCCACTTGCCGTCCACCAAAGTGGCCGCGCATTCCAGCGGGAGCATTGAACCGACGCGGAGATACGACACGCTGACCGAAAGGTGCTGTAGCCGCACCTGGTCAAACCACGCCGCTCCCTTCGCCATCATGTCCTGCACAAAAACCTCGCACGTGGCATTGCAGGGCCGCGCGGCGGGCAAGAGGCACTCGCCGCGCGGCCACTGCTTGCGTGGGAATCAACTACGCACCGGGAACGAGCAGCACGTCGACCATGCTGTCGCTGGTGGTCGCGGCCTTGGCCGCGAACCCCATGGCGGTGCCGGTGGCACCGGTCACGGCCTGGCCATTGAACAGGCTCACCTTCGCGCCCTGCGCGATGGCCGTGCCAGCACCGGTCGGCTTGCCGATGGAAAACACACCCTCGACGTTGAGGCTGCCGAGCGCGTTGGCAGCAATCGGCGACGACGCGACGCCGACAATCGAACCCACGACGACCGCCTCACCGGCGGCCACGCCGGTAGCCGGCGTGTAGTCGATCACATCACCATCAGACCTGGTTGCCATGGAAACACTCACTTTCTGGAACTGATTGTTGAAATTGAGAATCCCGCCGGCCTGCCGATGGCGACAGGCCGGCGGGAACGGTAGTTACATCACTCAGGCAGTCGCCATGCGGTAGCAGGCGTTCCGCTCGGCCTTGGCGACGCCGAAATCGAAGTACCCCCTGACCTGGATGCCCAACTGGCTGAAATCCACGTCGGCCTGCTCGATGGTGGGCAGCCGGTTTCCGTTGAGGAAGGCCACTTCCATCCCAGCCAAGTCGCCGGGGTTTGCACAGAGCCACCAGGTCGAAGCGCTCGTGAGGTACGAGCTCGACACGACCTGGTAGCGACCGGCCAGCACGTTCGTGCTCGGCGCGGCCCCGCTGGTGCCGTGAATGAGGGCCGAGCCCATCAGTTCAGCGGCAGCCACTTCGAGCTCCGGCGGAACCAGCAGCAGCGCCGGAGCGATGCCGAGCGGGTTGCCGTCGGGGTCCTTGAGCTTCCGGTAGGAAGTCACCGCGGTCTTGAGCGACGAGAGGGCCAAGGCGTTGCCGCCGGCGGCCGATTCCTTCGCGTAGAACGTGGCGTTGTTGTTCTGGAATTCCGTCCAGAAAACCGAATTGAGCTTGAGAGCCGCACCGCGTCCGAGCCGGGTCGGTACGACGGTCAGGGCACCCAAGTCATCGTTGATGATGTCCTCGCGGCGGATCGACGAGAGCCGGCCGTAGGTCTTCGCTTGGATCGTCCGAGTCTCGTCGGACGCGTCCGCGCTCTTGAGCTCGCCACCGGGGGCGACCTCCTCGAACTCAAACCCGCCGTTGAGCCGCACGCCCGTGACGGCCTTGAAGTCGCTCACGGAGCGAATCGAGGCAATCCGGTCCCATGTCGACTCGACCGCGGTGAAGCCGGCGAGCAGGAACTTGCCGTACGTCGCGCTCACGACGTTCGCGATGGAATGCGTCGCGAACGCGGTGGCGAGGATCGTGCGGATGTTGCCGGTCGTCACCTTGGCCGGACCGTCGTAGCCGTTCTCGCGAGCGGCCTTCACGAGCACTTCGCCGAGCGAAGTCGTGCGCGACCGGTGAGCGGCCTCGAGCGTCTTCGCGTCGTAGTGACGCTCGGGATTGGGCAGGCCACCGGCGAGCGCCAGGCTCGCCTCGACGACCGCGGGGCCGTCGACCTTCTCCACCACATGCACGGCCGGGGCGGCCGGCCGGGCGGACCGGACCGTCTCAAGGAGCTCGGCACGGATCAACTCGCGAATCTCGCTCACGTTGGGGCTCTCCTTTGCCGGCACGGCCGGCACTTCCTTCGCTTCCACGGCGACGCTCGCCGTGGCTTCCACCTTGGCAGCCGTGACCGGCTCCTCGGCGGGCGTCTTGGTGGCCTCGTCAGCCATAGAAACGTCCTCACTCGCCTCCGCGGCGATAGCGGCCGATGTAGCGGCATCGGCACCAAACAAAACGATTGACACCTCGCGGAGCGAGGATGCCCGAACGACAGACAGCGGCCCGGTGAACTCGCGACCGTTGACGGCCGCCATTTCGCCGGGGGCAATGTTTTCAATGCGGCTCGTGTCGGCGCCGATGGAAGCCTGGAACCGCAAACCCTTCTTGGCAAGCGAAATCACACGCTCTGCCACGGGCCCCTCGCCGATGAGCGAGCCGGCCACGACAAGCTGATGGCCGTCGCTCGAAATACTCGCCGACTGGCCGAGCACGCTATCGAGGCTGGCGTCGTGGCCCCACAGGATGGGGATGGACTGGTTGCTCGTGTCCATGCCGGCCAGGTCGACGACGAGAGGGTTGCGGCTCCACGCTTGCCGGATTGCCCGGCCGGTGTAGGCGACCAGTTCGAACGTCGGGGTAGAGCCGGACTCCGCGGCGGCCTGGACCGAAAACTCGGCCTCCATTGCAAGCACGCGGGGCGGCTCGCTGGCCTCCACGCGGCTGGCTGTTTGGGCATTCCATTTCCGGTGATTCTTCATGGCGTCTCCGTCGGGTCGGTGGCGTCGGCCGGCGTCGCCGGCTCGTCAAGGCCCAATTCGCGGGCCAGTTCCTTTTCTGCGGCACGCTGCCGGAGTACGACCCGCCAATCGCGGCCGCGCTTGGAGCAGACTTCCGACAGCGTCGTCATGTTGGCGGCCACCATCGCCGCCTCGGCATTGGCTTCCTTGAGCGGGTCCACGTGCTCAAACCCGTCCCACGTCCACGTCCAATTCCACGCGGCCACCGGCGGGAGCCCGTCGGGGATGAGGCCCGGCACCAGGGCGGCCTCGTCGAGCCATTTGCCGAGCAGCGGGTCGAGCACGACACGCTCGAGGTCGGAACGCAGGCAGCCAATGTGCTTGCGGTACACGAGGTAATCGCCACGCATCGACGAGTAATTCGCCGACGAGGAATCCATGGCCGCAACGATATAGGGCATGGAAACCGCACGTGCGATTTGATTGAGGATCGCGCGGACGAACATATCGAACGTGGCCACCGGTTGCTCCGGCTTCATCTGCGTGGCGTCCCACCCTTCGGGCAGGGCCATGGCCATGCCACGCACGAGCGGCATCGTTTCCCACTCGTCGAGCCCGGCGGCCGCGCCGCTCGTGGGGGAATTCGTGTGTATGACGGCGGCAAAGTCGGCCGCGGTTTCGGCGGCCGTGACGACCGCAAGCGTGTACCGCCGCAGCATCGCAAACAGTTCGAGTGCCGGCACAATCTCGCCGACGCCGCGGTGCTGCCCTGGACGCGTCGAGTGCATCCAGTGAAACACGTCTTCCGCGTCCACCCAGTTGCCTTCGTTGCTCCACCCGTAGGCGATGGCACCGGGATGGAACTTGAGCACGTGATACTCAGCCACGTTGCCGGAAGCATCGAACCGCACGCCGTCCACGGCCGTAGGGTCGAGCGTGATCGGCGGGCTTGTCACTTGGTCGCCTTCGACAAGCCGCATGTCCAACTGCACGCCGCGAAGCGCCCGGTTGGTTGTGGTGAGCGCGAACACTTCGCCGTCGATGGCCCGCGCCTTCCGCATGGTCCGCAACTTGCCGGGCAAGTCGATGGCGATTGACCAGTCGTAGTTGGCGAGCTCCACCTGGCGGACGGCAGAAGCGTCCACGTCGGGGCCAAGATCGAGTTGCAGTTTGGGGCCCGTGCCAATCAAGTCGGTGGCCAGCGTCTCGGCCATTCCGGCAAGGTACGCGTTGTTGGCTGCCTCGTATCGGGCCCGCGACCGGAGCCGCTCGCGGACGGCCGGCGTAAGCGCGGCGTCGGCCGCCAGCAGGTCGGCCATCGACCAGTGCCGTCGGTTCAGCGTCGTCGTCTGCGCGGCGTCATAGCGGGCACGCACCTGCGGCTTGCCACGACGCGACAGCAGATTGCCGATCCAACTCACGAAGCCCCCGGCATTTCAAGTTTCGAAAACCGCAATGCCGCAAAGGGCGACGACGTGGCGGCCCGTTGCTGCATTACGAACTTCGCGGCCTCCACCTGCAGGTCGAGCTCGTGCTGCTCCACCTCTCCGGCATCGGTCCGCGCACGGCGCGGTTGGGCTAGGTTCGCGGCCAGCGCGTCAATCACGTCTTCGTTATCCGGCATGGGCAGACCTCCGGCGTCCTACCCGTTAGTGTACCACCGTACACTCGCCGTTACGGGCGGCCGCAAGCAAAAACCACTAGGCCGATCTCGTCGCCCAGGTCGTCGAACGCGTCGAAGTCAACGTCGTCAGCGTGTAGCGAGCATCCACATGCCGACGTTCGCGAACGCGTAGCCGCTGTAGGCGGTGGCCATGCCGTAATTGCCGCGCCAAAACTGCTCTGCCGCGACCCAGGCATACACGAGCCCCGTGAGTGCAATGAGCGGTCCGCTCATTACCAGTATCTCACGCAGGCGAACCAGCCCCGCGGGCCACGGGCCACGCCGATTTCACGCGGCTTCCGCGTGCCCCAGTAGCAGCAGCTTTTGATGGCAGCGTCGGCCGAGACGACCGAAAACCCGATGCCCTCCATGCGGCCACCGTTGCGGCCACAGTGACGCAGGATGCCGGTTCGCGCCATCGTCTCAGCGTCGGACTGTGCGGTGGTGATCGTGATTGTGGTCGTCACAATCGACGTGTCTGCGGCGGCCACGGAACAGGCAAAGAGGGCGGCAATCACGACGGCAGTACGCATGAGTTTGCTCCTGGTTTCGGGGGAACTCACCCTAGCGTGGCAGGCCGTGCAAATACGTCAACTCCCTTTGAGGGCCAGCAATTCGGCCCGCCGCTTGGCCATCTGCTCGCGGCTAATTGTCTTCTTCACGCCAGCGCCAGCCGTGCTATCAACGCCTACGGCCGAGAGTCCCGTGTAACTCGCCGCCACCGCTGACCCTACAACGCAATCGAGCCAGTGGTTGTCGCGGCCAGGCATGAGCCGCCATTCATCGACGATACGCCCCTTGGCCTCCACTCGCGTCGGATATTCGCTCGCCAGTTGCTCGCACAGCATTTCGTGATGGCCAGAGTAAATCGTCATGCCTTGCAGGTCGCCCACCGGCAACTTGAACCGCGCCGCCAGAAACGTCTTCCACGCATTCGTGTCATAGAGCACGTGCCGCTGCCGGTTGATCGTGCTCGTGCGCCAGTTGGCACCGACACGCTCGCCGCGATCCGCCTTGCGATCCGAGAGGGTTGAGCCGCTCGCGCCGACGAATCGGCCGTGAGTCGGAAGGATGCGCGGCCCCCACGAACTACGCCTGGCAAAGTCTCGCACCACGCCGGCCGTCTGTGCCCAGTTGGCGTCGATGAACATTTGGCTCACCCGCAATACGGCATCGTCGGTTTCGCGAGAAAACTCCCGGTCGAGTATTTCGGTAGCCACCTGGCCGAGCCCGGCGTGGATGGCGGCCTCGAGCGAGGCGCCGCCGGCCGCCTTGACCATCGTTTTTCTGGCGTCGCGGAGCGTGAAGTAGGACCGCGATTGCTCTGGATACGTGCCGTACGAGACGACGTGGCCGCGGAGTTGGGGGCCCCAGGCCACCACGGCCCAATACAAAAGTTTTTCCTGCACGTCGCAAAACGCCGTCAGCGTCTCTAGGCCGGCCGGCACGATCCACCGCGGAATGTTGACGATCTTGGAACGCACGTCGTCGGAGGCAATCGCCGCCGATTGCGCCGCGTTGGCCAGCGGCTTTTGCTGGAACTCGCTCGCAAATACGTCGTCGCCGTCGTCAATGAGCGCGTTGTACGCGTGCTGAATCGCGTTGGTTTCCGCCTCTGGATCGAAGCACGATTGCCATGAGACGAGGCACCCGGCATCCATGTCGGCCTGGTTGGCGGCGTAGAACGCGTTGGCGTCGCGGTGGGCACGGGCCTGGTCGCCGACCGTGTCTTTGTTGAACGTGTTGCGGAGCTCGCGGTACTTGCCGAGCCACAAGTCTTCGTGGCGGCTCGACCACTGCCGCACCATGGGAATCCGCTCGCCTTGCCACGCCGGGAATTTGTGCTGGTCAAGCAGTTGGTCAACCATGTCGTCGTTGGCGATGACGGTAGCGTTGACCACGCACGCGATGCTTGTCGTGTGCCCGGCGAGCTTCAACACCGACTTTGAAAGTATTTCGAGCCGCTTCTGACACTGCATCGGGCTGGCAGCCGACTCTCGCGTCTGCGGGTCGTCCACGATCACGAAATCCGGCCGGAGTTGGGTTCCGTCCGGCGACTTGTGCCGTAGGCCAAGGATTGAGCCGGTGAGTCCGCGAGACATGATGATTGAACCGCTCGCCACGCCACCCTGGATCGTCGGAAGCACGACGCTATCGGCGTTCCACCGGATATGAGTGTGCTTGCCGCCAAACGTCTGCGAGTTGCACCGCTGCGGCTTTCCCTCGAGCGCCCGCACGGGCGCGCAGACCTCGGGGAAGTCTTCAAACAGCAAATCGTTTTCGGCCAGTTCAAGCTTGATGCTCGTGATGGCCTTCGTGGCCAGGTCGGCCTCGGCCGCGAAGATCGCGCCGAATCGGCGGTGGCCGTAGAGCATGGCCCACAAGAGCGAGTTTTCGCTGATCGTGCTTTTGGCGAAGCCGCGATAAACCGCGTTGATGAATCGCCCGCCGCGCAGGATGCAATCTTGAATGCGGCCGATCACGCGATTGTGGTCGTCCGAGAAGGGCGACAGGCCGGTGGACTGCGGGAAATACTCCACGAGAAACTTGGCGAGGTCGAGCCGGCAGGCTTCGCGACGGTCTGGATTGAGCGGCTTGGCGATTTCGCCAATGTCGGCTCCCAATCGGCTGGTTGCCCGGCCGCGTTCGAGCGTTGACCTCCGGCGATTCTCCAGCGCTTCCTTGCTCTTTGCGGCCACTAACCGGCTCCTTTGCGGGCCTCGACGATGGCCACCGCCAGGTCGTAGAGCCTGGCCGTCTCGACGATCACGACCGACGGCTTGCGGTTGCACTTGTGCCACACGATTGGCACGGCCCCGGTCGGGGCGTCGGTGCCAGCCTGCTCAACGGCCGGCCACAGGGCAAGCCGCTCGGTACGCTTGGCCTCGACGTGGATCGGCACGCCTTCCAGCACCACGTCGGGCGATTCGGGCCCGCCTTGGAACTGGCACCCGCGTCTGGCCTTCACCGCCCCACCGAATACGTCGATGAGCTCGTCGCGACATTCGCGCTCCCCGCGCTTCCCTTTTTCCCGGCTTGCTCTGCCCATCGAAATACTCCTTGGTCAGTCGTTGACTACAAGTGTACGGCTGTGCATCGGCTGCCAATCCACCCAGTTTTTGCGGCGCAACGCCTGGAGCGTTTGGGCAACGCCGTTGGTCGTTGACATTCCAAGGTCCGCCGCGAGCTCGCGGATGGTCGGCGGGTAGCCGTGCCGGGCGGTGAGCCTGCGGATTGCTGCCAGCATGCGGCGCTGCCCTTGCGAAAGCCGGATGCGGCCGCGCTCGTCTACCGGCATGGCCTGGATCGTCGTGGGCATCTCAGCCTCCGTTGTGAGCGCGCACTGGCCGCGGCGTGTCCGTGAACTCGCCGCCCAACAGCCTGGCCACGAACGACCCTCGCTGGTCCCGCCGGCAGAACTGCGATAGCGACGGCGGCGTCTTGAAACCCGAGCACGCCCCTTTCTTGATGGCCGGGATCGCCTCTAGTGCGTCCTCAAGCCACCCAGGCTCGCTCAGACGGGCGATGGCGTCGGGGGGCGGCTCCGATGACCTCCACTGCCTCTTATCGCCCCAGGCGGCGTTCCAGGCGTCCCGTAGACGCTTCCATCCTTCCCTGGCCTCTGCGTTCTCAAACGCCGGAGGCGGGGGAGGTGGAGGTGGAGAATAAGATATGGCTATGGAAGCATCGCTGGGGCATATGCCATCGCATATGCGTTCGCATATGCCATCGCATTCTTCTTCACTCGGCTTGTCCTTGCTTGCCTCATTTGCCCATCTTGCAGAGGCGGACTGACGAGCCCGCTCGCTCTTTTGATGGGAAATGTGCCGCTCATGCTCTAGGCGAGTGTTTTTGCGCAGCCCGCCGTTGCTCATCGGAAACTTCGACGCAATCGTGTCCCAGCACCGGCCGACGCCTGGCGAAATGAGCTCGAGGCGCTTCACGTCGTCCGGCAGGCCGCCTTGCTCCCACTGGGCTATCAGCAGCGTCGCGTAATGGCCGCGCTCCTCGGCAGTCCACCCAAGGGTAGCTGCCAAGAAGTCGCGGCCGTAAAGGGGGAACCAGCTAGATGCCATGATCTTCTCCACTCAATTCCGCCACCCATTCGCCAAGGCAGCGTCTTCAATATCACGACTGCTTGACTGCGCTACCCAATCGACTCTGCCAACTTTTGATAGTCCAGGCCTGCAATCGTCGGGAAGTCTTCGGACGCCAAAAACTTGAACATCTTCGGGCGTTCATTTGAGAGCTCCGCATTGAACGCCTTGATGGCCTTAGCGCAGTAAGAACGGCGCAAGTCAGGCCTGTTTGGCGTGCTAATTAGATGCTCGCGAAACACCATGAACGGCCTGCCTACATCGGTATGACCATCTGCCAATACAGACGCGAAATCCTCCGCAATATCATCACTAACCAAAGAAAAAACGAAGTGCAGCATGTATCCATACTGATTTCGGAACAGCGAATTCCTTTTCATGGCGACAACGCTTTCTCGAATCTGCGGGTACGAAAACAAAACTCGAGACGTGAGCGACGGGGTCGCCTTCCTTGCGTTACAAGTCGTGCCCGTAACTAAACCGCCAGAGTCAACAAACGAGAGCAGCGCCTGGACCGCCGACGCAACGCAATTTGCGTTTTTTTCGCCATCCATCGACAGAACCTCTCCGGTGGTTCTTGTTCTGCCTCCGTCCAGAGTGCGAAACGCATGCTCGTCAATGCCGCGAACGACCAAACAGTCAACCGTGGCGCCAGACTTGATGATTGCATGGAGCCTGTGCTGGCCGTTTAGAAGCGTTCCATCGGCGCCGAAAATTATCGTCTCGCCATTCATCCACCAATCACCTGCCAGCATGATGTCCGTAAGCCTGCGGACATGCGCGTCGTTGAGCCTTCTGTTTTTGGTGTTTGACTCCAAATAGGCGCTTGCATGAAATGGGCCAATGCTCTCAATCGCAACATGAACATTGGCGTATTTCTTGAGGAGTTCATCATCCAAAGAAACGCCCATAAGAATTTCCGCTGTAGCCATTGCTCGTCTCCTTTGCTTTCGATTCCATTTCGCAAGCCACGGCCGCACGTCACCGCGACGCCGCCGATACTCTCCAAACAACTGCACGCCGGCCGCTGCGTGTCTCCCTGCTGCCTGCAGCGACGACTCGCCCGTCATCGACGAGCTCGCCGCGTCGCGGCCTGACCGTGCTCGGGTTCATTGCCAGGCCATCGGCAATCTCCTCGTCTGTCGCTCCACACGAGCGCTGCATGAGATACGCGACGATCCTGTCTTTGTCTGCCGACTTCTTTGTCTTCGTCTGCGAAGCCCTGGCCGCCTCGCTTGTCGCCGCCGTCGCCTGCTTGAACAGCGGCAAATCCGCCACTCGCGAAACCACGTCCATGTAGTAATCGCTCACGTCTACCTCCCTAGTTGCTCAAGGCGCGTCCACCGGTCTTGTTCGGCCTGGATGGCGTCACGATCCGCCCGCGACGTGTAGATTCCAACGTCCACCACAAACGGCGACGGCGGGGCTGGCGGCGTCTTCGAAATACTGGCGGCCGCCCGGTTTTCCTCTGCAATCTCCGCGTCGATAAGGTCCAGGTAGGCGTTCCATCGCCTCCGCTCGCGTTCGGGATCGTCCTCGCGGTCGTCGTCGTCAAGCATCGAGCACCGTCCTTTCCGTAGGCGGGCGTTGTTTCAAAACGGAATGTCGTCTTGGGGAAATTCTGCGGCCGGCTTGGCCGGGGCACGCGGCGGCGCCTTGGCCGGCCCGGCGTCCGCAGCCTTTGGCGCCGGCTTGATCCGTTCGAGCCTTACGTAGTCGTTGCCTAACTTGCTCACCGCCTGGAGCGTTTCAATCGTGATCGACTTGCCGACCAGTTGTGTTTCGTCCCACTGCGGTGACGTTTTGCTTGGTGCGGTAACGCCGGCGGCGGCACAGAGAGCAGCAACCTTGCCGAAAAAGTGGCAGGGGATCGACTCCCACTGAGGCCGATACTTCGGCACGACGATCTTCACCGTCAGTACGTCGCCATGCTCGTTCTTCGGCGACTTGGCATACGGCTTTTGCTGGTAGCCGGCCCACTTGATTTCGCCGACGTGGGCCCCGTCCGGCAGGAGCGGCAGCAACTTCTCGTCTACGGCCACGCCACCCTTGTCGTCCGACTCGTCGATAAATGAACTCCAATCGAAACTCATGTCTGAATCTCCGGTTTGTGTACGTTGCCCACGCGGACCACCGGGTCCGCCTCGCCAGTCCACGCTTCGACTATCTGATTGAGTGCTGCGTCCGCCTCGAGCTCCCCGGCCGTGAAGGCGCGGATGATGCCCACGGCCTTGTCGCGACGCTTGGCAATCGCCTCTTGCTGCTCACGCTTTGCGGCCCACGGGGATTTGTCATGCCATGCCATGAAATACTCCTTTCACTCGGCCACGAGCGCCGCCAGGCGGGCGTCGATGGCGCTTTGCAGTTCACCCCACTCGTTGTCGTCGAGCGTGCCGGCATTGCGACGCTCGTCGATGGCCTTGGAGAGCGTTTTCACCCTCTCGACCGTCGTCGCCGCGGCAATCGCTTGGAGCGCCGCTTGTTTCGTGGACGCGGCCGGTTCGGCCTCGCAGCCCGCCCGTGCCGCGCCACGGGCCTGCAACGCTGCAGGCCCAAAAATTCCCTTGATTGAGTCGAATGCCATCGGCATCACGTCCGGCAGGCCGTACCGGTTTTTGGCGTCAAACGCGGCCGTGTGGCTTGCGTACATGAGCCGCTCGGTGCCGCCCTTGGCCTTTGTCCGGCCGTCCGCGCCCTCGACGAGTTTGGTCTTGTAGTTGCAAAACAAGACGCAATCCGCCCACTCGCGGAGCAGGGGGGCGACCTGCTTCGACAACTTCAGTTCGTACCGGTCGTAGCCATCGGTTTCGTCCGGCGGGCTTGTGCGAACCGTCTTGCTGTGGGCCACGAACACGACGTTGATGCCATTGGCAATCAACGCGTCGGCGGCCGACAGCAGCTTGGAGAACTGTTCGCAGACGACGACATACCCTTTGCCGAATCCAAAGTCTTCGATGCTCTTTTTGCCGGCTCGTCGCACCACATGGTCAATCACTATCCGCTCGGCCCAGTCGGCAGAATCGACCACGACGGTTTGGAAGCCTTGCGGGTCGCGGGCAAGCTCGTGAATCGCCCCCTCCAGTTCCATGCAGTCGTTGATGGCCACGCGGGCGCAGTCCAGGTGATGCGTGCCGTCTTCCGTATCCAGCACGACCGGATTTGGAAACTGGTTTGCCAACGTCGTCTTGCCGATGCCCTCGGCGCCGTAAATCAGCGCCCGCACGGCGTGCGGCCGGAGGCCGCGGGTGATCTTGAGTCCCATCTATGGAGCCCTTTCGCTAAATTGCACGCCGCATTGCTCAAGCGACTGCCGCAGAGCAAGGACGGCACTTGGTTCAATCTCGTACAGTCCGCGACCAACGCGACTCAGGTTTGTGAGTAGGTCGTCCGCGGCACGCGCCACGCTCGCCAGCCTTGCGGTCTGTGATGCGTGCTCTGCCTTGACGCGTCGCACGACACCCGACCGCATTTCGTCTGACCACTGGCCCATCTATGCGTCCTCCGATTCGTCTTCTGTTGGTTCAATCCGTGCCCAAACCTCATCGCGGTAACACCGGATGCTTTCGGGCGCCGTGATTCCCAACCGGACGCGGTCGCCGCGTATCTCCAGGACCGCAACTTCAATGTCTTGGTCTGGAAACACGAGCGATTCGGTTTCTTTCCGACTTAGCACTAGCACGGCACCCTCCCAGTGCCGAGCGGCCCACCGTGGCCGCCCGGCGTTCTTTCCTGTCAACGCCGCTCCTCTGCGGCTCCATCCGTGCGCACTCCGTTGCGCACGTCTCCTAATCGCAAAAGCGAGCTACCAACGCCTGGAACAAGCTGCTTGTCTAGGTCGTCGCGGCACTGTTCGAGCAGGCCGATAGCCTCGACGACCGCGTCGTGAATGGCCGTTGGGTCGCCAGCGGCAATCCTCCGGTCTACGGCGTGGCCGTCGTGATCGCGGGCCGTGGCCTCGGCCTCAACGGCAGCCTCGCACCACGCCGTGAGCAATCCATCGCCAGGCAGTTCGCGGCACGCGTCCACCCGGTGCCGCAGCGTGTCGGAAGTGGACGCTATTCGGTCAAGTGTTGTAGATCGTGGCTGACGACCTGCACTTCGACGCGGTAGCGCGCCATGTAGTGCCGATTCCGACGGTCGCGAGGCGACCACGTCTGTTGAATCCTTTTGCACTCCTCCGCAATTTGCTTGGGAGTCGGCAGGTAGTGAACCTGCACTACGCGCCCCCGCTTGTCCCTCTCGACTTCCTCGTGCGCTTCCATGCTCTTGGCCTCCATGCCTGTGAGGCGCGGACGCCAGTGCGTCGTCGTGATTCATCTGGCGGTCCCTCGCCTCGTGGAATCCATCGCTCGCGATGAGCGACGTTGGGGGCAAAGGTACGGGAAGTAGAAAACTAGGTCAACACCAGTTTTCTACTTTTCGCAGAAGGCGAGAAACAGCCGGTCAAATCAGCGTTTCGACTTTGACGCCAAGGGCGATGGCGATGCCCTTCATGGTCGAGATTCGCGGCGAGGCAATGCCGCCGGTGAGAATGCGATAGAGGGTGGCGTTGGCAATGCCGGCTGCAGATGCGACTTCGTCAATGCCCAAGCCGGCGTGTTCTGCAAGCCGCTCGATCTTTCGGCCGAGCGGACACCTGCGCACTGTCTGCGGCCTGCCGCCTGCGTGTCTGGAGCCCACAGTCGCCATTCTGATGCCCTCCGTGGAATTGCTTGCCCACGGCCTTGGTCAACCATACGGTTGACTACCGGCCGAATACACCCGGAAGGGCTCGAACCTTCAACCTTCGGTTCCGTAGACCGATGCTCTACAAGAACCGAAAGGCCAAGGATGCCGGGTAGCGGCTGTGACGATGGACAGGAGGGGTTGAAAGCCTCCGAGCGCGAAGGATGCTCTCGCGGTAGTACTACGCCAGAGGGGCAGGCGGCCTTAATGGTGGCAACACCCGACGCGCACCATGTTTCGCAGACAAGGCCCAACGACACTCGGCGAGTACGTCGCCGAATACGGCCTATACCACGACTGCAAGTCTGAGACGCTCAGGCAATACGCGATTAGCGTGAGCCTGTTTGAGCGGTGGGCCGGTGGGCCCGTCCCACTGGAGCAAATGGACGCCGCAAGCGTTTCGGCCTGGATTCGCGACTACCAGGCAACCGGCGTGTCGCCCAATACCGTACGCAGCAAGCGCAATCACGTCGTCATCATGTGGCGGGCCGCTTCGGACGATGGCCTCTGCGACCTGCCCACACGCCGCGTCCGGCCGGTGCGGTGCCCATGGCGTCCACCGGTGGCCTGGACACGTGAGGAAGTCGACAAGTTGCTGGTGGCCTGCCAGCGCTTGCAGCGGTGGCACCCGTGCGGCATCCGGCGTTCGCAATGGTGGGACTTGGCGATTCGCGTGGCGTGGGACGCCGGGCTCCGGTGGGAAGACCAGGTCCGTCGGCTGCGGCTCGAGGACGTGCGGCCGGACGGGACGGTGGCGTTTGGGCAGAGCAAGACGGGCCGGGTTGTGGTGCCGCGGCTCACGCAAGAGACGCTCGACGCAGTTGCAGCGTCGCTCGTCGGCCGCCCGCGCGAGCTCGCGACGCCGTGGACTGCCTCGCACGAGACGTTTACGAAGCAGTTCAAGAGGATCGTGCGATTGGCGGGCGTGCGGCCTGGCACCTGGAAGTTTCTTAGGCGCTCTTCAGCGACCGACTGCGAAATTCAGCAGGAGGGGGCCGCCGCCGAGCAGCTTGGCCATCGGCCGGGGTCGCCCGTTGCGAGAATGAGCTATATCGACCCGGCCTTGGTGGCCTCGGCGCGGCCGCGAATTCACCCGCGACCGCTGCAATCACGGCCAAATTTGCCAGGGAAATTGCCGCCGGCAGGCGGCGGTTGACATACGTCAACCGCTTGGACGGTGCGGCGACGGTGACACACTCGAGCGCAGATGCGTTTCGCTCTGGTTTTCTGCGGCCCGGTGCGCGCACGGGGTCGATCATTGGGTGGAGTTCGAAGCCGGGGGCCCGCCGCGGCGGGCCGGGAAGGACCCCCCACTGCCGTGGGGGGTGTGCCCCTCATGCACCCCCCACCTACGTGGGGGGAAAGAGTATTTCGATACCGAAACAGCCCGACGCGTCGTCGCCGGGCCAGCGTCACCGCCTGGCCACGTGGTCGCGGTGACGATGGCCCGTCAAGTATTTCGATGGCCCGGCCATCGTCGGCCATCGTCGGCCATCGAGCCCGGCCATCGTCGTCGGCTCATGGCGTCACCTCGCCACGAGCCCCGCGGCCATCGGCCGACGTGGCCCGGCGCGATCATGCCCACGGGCGCGCACGGCCACGGGCCAGGCCCCCCGAAATTCTCACGATACCAACTGTCCACAATGCCACGTCGGCCGGACGTGAAGCCAAAAAAATTTTTTCGGCTCATGCACTTGACCCGTTGTTGCCGATAGGCTACAATCGAGACATGAACACGTCAGCCCACAAGCAACGCGCCCACGAGCTCGGCCTAGATTGGTCGATTGTGCGGGCCATCTACTCCGAAATGCGTGAAATGGAAACGCTGGCCGTGGCCCGTACGCTCGAAGCTCGCCGCATTGCCTTCCAGGCCCTTGGCCACAAGCACGGCGGCACGTTCAAGATGGCCAATCGGCACGCCACCACAATCGGCGACGCCACGAACGTCCGCCATTTCGACGACGTGGCCCGCGAGCTCGCGGCCACCGAATTGCACGAACTAGGGCAGGACGACCCGGCCGCCGCATTGTGGGACCTTGTGACGGCCCCGGCGCCGGTGCTCGCCACGGCTGACGAAACAATGTCCCAAGCAATCGACCGCGCCGCCGCGGAGCCCGCCACGTCGAGCCCGGCCGCCAGCCTGGCCGACATGATCGCGCTGCCAGAGGCCGCGGCCCTGGCCGACGTTACGGAACAATGGCTTCGCAAACTCGTGGCGGCTGGCCGCGTCGCCGGCGTCAAGATGGGACGAAACTACCTTGTCAGCCGGTCCGCCGCCGAAAACTTCCGCCGCCATCCCTCGATGGGCCGGCCGCGTCTCTCCCCGTTCTAATTGTTGCCGATAGGATACTGCCCCCCCAACCCGGAGCCCCAACCCATGGCCGAAATTTTGCCGATGCCCAACTCGACGACAATCCACGTAGTGCGCGACCTGCCAGGCGCCAACGGCCTCCCATGGTGGCAGATTGTCGCCCGATGGCCCGATGCCCACGTGGGCACGTATACGCTCGCCACCGACGACGACGGCCAACCAGCAATCGACGTGGCCACGTGGCGAGCCATGGCCGCCGAACTACTTGCCAGGCATCCGAATTGCTTTTTCGCTTACCTGTAACCCCAACCCGGAGCCCCAACCCATGACGATTGCCCAATTTTTCCGCCTGGCCGACATGATCCACAACCAACCCGCCAACGTGCTGCGCATTGCCGAAAGCATGGCCGCGGGCGACAAGCAGACAGCGACGACACTCGCCGGCGGACGCTTTACGGACGACTGGTGGGCGGCCGAAGCAATCGTCGTCCGCCTGGCCGATCATGGGCTCGAAATGCCCAAGCCAACCCGTACGGCCAGCCAACCCGCCAACCTGTTTTCTAACTGAGCCCCAACCCAAACCAGGAGCCCCAACCCATGCCCAACGCGTTTCCCCTCTATCGAATCGTCAAAGTGTCGGACCCGCGCAGCCGCGGTGCCTGCTACTGGTTCGAGATTGAAGCGACCGAGGCCGACGGCACGCGCCACTACTTGGCCACGTGCGACGACCGCCGCGAGGCCCGCGAGCTCGTCGCGGCCATGCAGGCCGAAAACGCTCGACGCGTTGCCGCTGCCAACCCAAAAAATTTCTAGCCCCCTTGTCCCGTTGTTGCCGATAGGATACTATCAACCAACCCGAAACCGCCGCGGGCAATCGGCGGGCAGCCAGTAGAGAAACCGGAGCCCGATAACATGAGCGTTTCCCACCTTGAATCACTGAGCCTCGGCGCCTTTGCGGCGGCCGCCGTCCGCCACCAATTCGCGACGCTTGCCGAGGTCGTCGAGTTGCTGGCCACCGTGGCCACCGCCAACGCGTCCGCCCTGGCCGACCAATACGGCGACAACGTCGAGCCCGCCGACGCGGACGACATCGAGGCCGTTGCCCTCGACGTGCTCGCCGGCCGCGTTGACGCCGGCACCTGGCCGCCGCTCGCCTATAACTGCGTCACCAACGCCGGCCGCGACTACCTGCCCGCCGACGTGGCCGACCGGCTCCGTTTCATCGAACAGGAAACCCGCCGCCACACTGACCGCGAGGAGCGCCAGCAGGCCCGCGCCGAGGCCAACGCGGCAGCGTATGACGACGTGCCCCGCCTGGCCACCATGACGGCCGACGAGCTCCGGCAGGCCATGGCCGACGCCGGCGCCGACCGCGTGATCGTGGCCCGGTTCCGCGTTGACGAGTCTGAATCCCAAAGCGACTACTACAACGGCCGGACCGCCCGCGAGGTCGTCATCGGGCTCGGCCGCGGCCGCCGCGAGTCGTTCGCCCAACTCAGGAAGGCCGCGGCCGGCTTCAAGCCGACCGCCGACTATGGGCCGGGGCTCGGCCGCTGGTTTGCCCATGTCGTGCTCGACACGGATTGCATGGGCAACGGCTTCCACCACTACGCCGGCGAGCGTTCCGGCTGGCACCGCGACGACGCCGCCGGCCCGCTGCCAACCACGGCGGCCGCCGAGGCCCACGCCGCCGCCCACCCGCTGCAGCCGTTGCACGTCAACGGCAAGACGGTGCCCGTATCGTGGCGCATCACCGAGGAGCGCATTGAGCACCGCGAAACCTACAGCATGGGCGGCGGCAACTATCTCGGCGACGCCCGCTATAGCGGCTGGACCGTCTACAGCACCACCTACGCCACCGGCGCCGTTGAGGTGCATTCGCTCGCCGCATTCGGCACGAAGGCCCGCAAGTAGCCGACCCGCCCGCACCGCCACGGCGCCCGCGGCCGTGGCGAGACGGGCCGGCCGACTACCGACCGACCACCAACCCCAACCAGGAGCCCGAAACAATGAACGCCTACGATACTCTGAGCCCCGCCGACCTCGACGCCATCGTCCGCCAAATTGCCGAGGGTGGCGCCCCCGTCGATAGTTGGGCCACCCAGGCGGCCGGCGGCCATATGCGGCGCGACGACGCCCGTGAATACTTCTGCCACCTGGCGAGCTCATGGAGCGGCAACGCCGGCCCTCGACGCGTTGCCCGCGTCACCGTCTACCGCGACGCCCCTGGCCGCTGGACGATTGGAGACGTGGACGTGTTCACGCACGCCGCCGACTCCGCAACCCGCGACGACGACGCCGCCCGTGAAATTCTCGCCGCCGTCGAGGCCGACCCGCGGCGATTTTACCGCGTAGACGACCACGGCTACCGGCTCGCAGCCGCGGAGGCCGCCGGCACGCTTTGACACCCGGCCGCCCCGGCCACCGGCCCCCGCGGGCCGGGCACCGGGCCGGCCTGGCACAACGCCAGCCCGACAACCCATAGCCCCAACCAGTACGGAGCCCCAACCCATGACCGTTACCAAAACCTACCCGCACGGCGTCAAGCTCACGACCACGACGCACGGCTACGACTTGCACCGCGGCGGACGCCTGGCCGGCCGCGTCAGCATTCGCCGCAGTTTCGACGGCCGCCAATGGACCGCCGACATTTTCGCCCACGACGGCTACACCTGGACGCTCGACCGCCGCACGGTGCCGGGCACCATGCCCGCCACGCGTGCGGCCATCGACGCCTACGCCGCCGCATATGACCAATTCGCCTACGTGGCTTCCGGCGAATGCCACCGATGAACCACGGCCAACCCATACCCACAACCCATAGCAGGAGCCACAGCCCATGACCGATACGAAACGAATCGACCACGCCGCTTACGCCAAAGACTGCCGCCGCCGATCTGAGGCCGAACTACTTTTCATCGTGGCCGATTGCCGGGCGACGCTCGCCGCCTGGCATGACTGCCCCAACGCCGGCTACTACACCGACGAAATTCATTACGCCACCGCCGAGCTCGAGCGACGCCGCCGCGGCGGCCGGCGGGCCAAGGGGCAGCCAGGCCCCACCATGGCCGAGCTCGTGGCGGCGGCCATCCCCGGCGGCGACGCCGCCGAGCTAGCCGGGCTCACGCTTGACGAGCTCGCCGATGAACTGCAGTACGCGGCCGACTACCAGTTTTAGACAACCCATAGCCGGACAACCCATGGCCCAGCAATTGACAACCCATAGCCGACTGGAAACAATGTCGGACATGGCACCAAAAATTGACCCCGACAAATACCTGACGATTGGCAACGCTGCCAAGCTGGCCAACGTGTCACGCTTCTGGCTTCGTTCGCTCGTGAAGGGCGGCCACGTGGCCGGTATTCAAATTGACGGCCAATGGTTCGCCTTGCGGTCGTCCGTGGAATCGTTCGCCAAGTCTTCCGGCAACGTGGGCCGGCCACGCGGCGGAAAACACGGCAACTAGCCAACCCCAACCCGTACGAATTCGTTCACGACTTGCTTCTGACTTGCCGATAGGATAGAAATAGACAACCAACAGCCGGACAACCCGGCCCAACCCAGGAGAGATACGCCATGCCAAACACGAAAACACTTGCCGACATGGAGCTCGAGCAGGCCGCAGCGGTCGAAGAATATCCCGGCGGCCACCGGACGCTTTACGACTTCGTCCGGCTCGCCGAACGCTGGAACACGCTCGGCAAGAGGGCCAAGGCCGCGGCGCTCGCCATGAATCGCGGATCGCTCGACACGGCAGCCGACTTGCTCGGCCCGCGCGACGAGTCCCAGGCCAGCCCGGCATATGACGAACTGTTTGAGATTCTTTTCGACATTGAGGAGGCCGGCTTTCGCGTTGACAACGGCGCCGTCGGCCGGCTCGACGACTAGCCACAACCAACACCCAACCCAGGAACCCAACCTATGCACGCCGCCAGTTTTGAAACCGATCTTGCCAATGTGCTCGACGCCGATCCGCTCACTCAACCCATCGTTGACGCCATCGCCGCCGGCCACGACCTGCCCGACGAGTTTCTGATTCTCGACACGTACCACGACATTGGCGAGCCCGTGGCGGCCCACCGCTGCGAGCGCATCCGTTCCGAGGTATGCGACGTGCTCAATTTTTTTGGCCTGGCCATGCCCGCCACCCACACGATGCTCGACAAGGGGGCCAACCCATGAACGACCTGGCCGCACTTGCCGCCATCGGCGGACGCTTCGTCCGCCTGGCCCGCCGGGAAAAGCGCCCGCTCGGCGCCGCCTGGCAAACTCGCTCGACGGACAACCTGGACGACGTGGCCGCCTGGCTTCGCTCGGGCTCAAACGTGGGGCTCCTGCTCGGGGCCGCGTCCGGCCTGGTCGACATTGAATTCGACACGCCCGACGGGCCCGCCGAACTCGAGCGGCTCGGGCTCACTGCCCCAACCCCGACGTGGCGCTCGGCTCGTGGCGAGCACCGCCTCTATTGGTGGGAGCCCGGCTTGCCGGCCATGGCCTGCTGCCACGTGGGGGCGCTCGAGGTCCGCATTGGCGGCCGGGCTGCGCAATCGGTGCTCCCGCCGTCCCGCCACCCGACCGGGACAACCTATACATGGACAACCAGCCCGGCCGATTGCCCCGTGGCCGCGCTCCCAACCAGGCTCATGGAGGAGCTATGCGGACAACCAACAGGCTAGATGCCACGATCCGGGCGCTCGTGCTCGTGCGGCTCGGCCAGGAGCTCGGCAGCGAATCCTCGCTTGCGCGGGCAGTCTACGACTTGGGCAACCTACTGTTGGCTTTTCTTCGGTAGGTCGCCGGCCGCAATCTGCCGAGACAACCCACGCAGTATCACCCGCCACGAGGCGTCGCAGAACCACAACTCCACGACCGCTTGCGAAATAGACGCCACGAAACCGGCCAGAAAGAGATTCCACAGCGGCCCAACGCCGTGCCGGGCTTCGTAATGCTCCCGCACTTGAGCCCGAACCAATGCCATGGCGTGCCGGACGGCCACGTGATTCTTTCCGCCGGCTCGCTGGATAGCGTCAAGGTGATTGTGCGGCCAATGGCGGACGACCAGGCCAACGAGCTCGGCCGTTCGCTCCCTGCCGGCCATGCGGGCACGCTGGCCAATGAGGCCGGTTACGTGCGCATTCAGCCAGTCGAGCGCATCCATTACTTGGGCGGGCACTTGCCGTCAAGGCAGGGCAGGGCCGGCCGCTTGATGCACCGGGCACACTTGCACGTGCAAACTTGCTCGATCCTGCCATCGGGCTTCCAGACGCCGTTTTTGCACGTGCCGCCACACACGCAGTCCGCCGGCGTTGGGGCCGGGGCCGGGCCAGGCTCGGCCGGCGCGAGGCTGGCCCGTGCCGCCGTCACCGCCGCCGCCGCCTGGGCGTGCTCGAGCGGCGCAGCCTGGGGCACGGCCGCCACCGCCACCAGCCACCCAACCAGCCATTCGTAGAACGTCATCACCACCCCCGCCCGTGATTGACCGTGGCAAACCCATCGCGGCCAACGCCGCCGTGATCGTGGGCCATGCTCGGCTCGCTCGCCGAGGCCGGCGGCCCTTCGGCAAATACCATGACCCACAACGCCGTGCGGGCCACCTTGGCCAAGAACGACAGCACCGGCCGGCCGTTGTTGGGCACAATCGGGCTTGGCTTGTCCGGCGATGAGAACAGCCACCAGCCAGCCGCCAGGCCAACCACCAGCACGAACAGAGTATTTCGGTCAATTTTCATGCGGCCCCCACATCTTGAACACGTCCGAAACCAGCCGCGCCGGATTGGCCAGTCGCCCGGCATTCGGCGCCGGCTGCAGCCATTCGCCGTGGTGAATGTCACGCCATCCAAACCCACTGACGCCACCGATGGCCCACGTATCGCCGCGGATCATGCGCTCGACAACGGACCGACGCGCGAGAAATGCACCGTCCGGCAAATCGTCCGGGAGCTTCGCCCCTTCATACCGGCACCACCGCGGCCCCCACGAATTGAGCACCACCACCAGGTCGTCGGGGTTGTTGTTTTTTTTGTGCAAAATCCCACAAATCATCATTTGGTGGTGCCACGTGCCAGACGCTTCGGCAATGCCGTTGCGGGCGACGCTCTCGAACCCTTGCGAACTGGCGACCGTGCAGGGATAGCCCGCCTCCAAAGCTGCGGCCAACTCGTCCCACGTCTCGACTTTCACGACGTGCTTACAAGGATGCTTTTTGGCCAGCTTGTCGAGCCGGTAGTTATCACCCTGCCCGCCGGCCCCGTAGGCGCCCTCGTGCTTTTCACGCGTCGCGTCGTATGTCGTGTAGTCGAAAATGCCGGGGTAGGGCTTGCGATAAATCACGCCCCAATCACGCAGCCACCGGGCGGCGGCCGCCCCGAACGATCCATCGGACCACCCGCCAACAGGCGACGAGCCATCAAACCCGTCGGGGTTGCTTCGTCGCGCCTCGACGCGCGAACCTCCGTAGAGGGGCTCGGTCGCGGGCATGAGCGGCGGCTCGGCCAACTCGCCGATTTTCCATGACACACTTTCCGCGCAGAAAACTCCGTGCATGGCACCCCAGGCAACACAACTTCCATTCAGTTGCCTGCCCACCACGAACTCGGTGCCGTAGCGGGCCCGGTGGGCCTCAAACATGGCACGGTAAAGGAGCGTATCGACCCCCTTGGCCTTCTCCATGCACTCGGCACCGGCCTGCGCAAACCGCGGCTGGTCGAGCTCGGCCATGAACCGCTCGACGGCTTCCGGGTCTGGCGTATAGCCAAACCGCGGCGCGAGGGAATCCTCGAGCGTCACCGCAGACCGGAGAAATACAAGCAGGGCCAGCACGGCTAACGCCAGGCCGACGGCCACCCGGTAAAAACGCACGTCATCAGCGAAGCGCATCGGCGGCAGCCCTCGACACGGCTCGGTACGCTTCCACCCACTTGGCCCGTTGCTGGTCGCTCACCGGGCCGCCGGCCACGCCAATGGTCGCATCCAAATACTCGTGAATGGCCGTCCGCACCGCCGGCTGGCGGTCGCCGATGCTCTCGCCGCGGCAACGCAACTCACGGGCCCGCGTCCGCAACGCGTCGAGTTGCACGCCCGTCTTAAAGAGCGGCTCGGCCTGCTTGCCGTCCCAGGCGATTTCGTCGGCCAATTCAGAGCACAACGCCTGCACGAGCATGGCATCGTCGGCGCCAGTCGTGCCGGAAAACTTGCCGCGGAGAGTAAACGCCAGCGGCTCGGGGGGCGTCGGGTCAGGCGCCGGGCGCCGGCCATCAAGCAGCAGGGCAAACACTGCCCCGGCCACCAGGGCCGCCGCCAACAGCATCCGTGCGCGATCATTCATGGTTGGTCGCTCCCGGCCACCAACCCAAGCGTCAGCGTATCGACCGCTGCCCGGCACTTGTCGTCGAGCATCTTTGTTTCGACGAGCCGGCGGCGGACGCTTGCCAGGTCGGCAATGGCAGCCTGGTAGCCGACGCCCGGCTTGGCCAATGGGGCTGCAGGCTTCACCGTCGCCTCGACCACACGGCCGACGACGGACGGGAAAAGAACGACAACGGCCGCGACCGCCAACAGGCAGGCAACAATCATGAACCACCCCGAATCATGGGCAGCAGGCTTTCAATCGCACCGGCCGCCAACGCCAACGCGAGCGAACGCAGGGCAGGGCGGAATAGCAGGTAGACCGGCCATGCAACCAGCGGCACGCACTGATCGGCGACCGCGTCAAACAACTCGCCGACGGCATCGAGCACCATTGCCTTTTTGTCAACGCCGGGCCCGGCCAGCTTGTCGAGCATGGCAATGGACAGCCGCATCAAATCCACAGCCAACGTGCCGAACTCGTCGACAGTGAGCCCGCCTCCGGCCATTGCCTTGGCGCGTTCAATGAAGGCCGTTATCTGGCCGTGAGCGGCCGCGTAGTCGCCGTTTGGCATTGTTAGGTATCCGAAATGGCTCCAACCCCAACGACGGCCACGTCGATTTCGACGGCGCCGGCCGAGGGGTTGGCGATATAGAGAACTTTGTTGGCGTTGGTGACAGCCCACCCGTCGAGATAGTCGGCCACCCGGTAGTCGCCGCCGCGGTTCACGCGTGCGGAGAATGCGGTCGTGTCGCCGGGGCCAATCACGCCCACGAGCACCCAGCGGCTCGCCGTCTCGGTATTCACGATGACCATGAATTCCTTGAGCGTCGTAATAGCAATCTTGCCGGCAAACCCGAACGCACTGGCCCCCAGGTTGTCGAGCTCGAGGCTATAGGCTTGCCCGGCCGCAATCGTGACGCGGTTTCGCCAGGCCACGTTGGCCTGGCCGGAGCCCGTGCCTTGCTCGACGGACCGTGTGAGCCGGAGCTCGGCGGACTCGGATAACGAGCCAATGGTCGGATCGTCCGTTAGCGACCAGGTAAGCCGGGAGTTGCCGCTTACTGCCAGTGTCGTAGCCACTAAATCAGACCCTCCTCAAACAGACGCTTGGCCGTCGCCACGTTGCAACCCAACTCGAATGCCAGCACTTCGAAAAACGTGGCGGCCGGCATGGCCTTCCCGTCCCGCGACGTAATGCAGCCGAGGCCCGCCCGCTTGAGCGGCTGGTAATGAACGTGGCTGCCGCCTTGATTCGGTGCCGCCAGCGGCTCGCGGCCCTTCGGGCCATGGCGAAACGCTGCCTCATCCGGTCGTTGGCGACGAATCACGTGCGGGGTTCCTCTCCCCCTAATTGTACGAATGTTCACGTGTCGCCCTGGCTAAAAAAAATTACGCCGAACCAGCCTTGGCGGCGTGCAACGCCCGCAGCCTGCCAACGTGCGGCGTGAGCTCAGTGGCCATCCGACGGTAGCCGCCGGGCGTGGGGCGGTCGTCGATGAGCGTTTCCGCTGCCATCGCGTCCACCAGGATTGCCATACTTGCTAGCACGCTCGAAAGGTGCGGCACGCCTTCCTCGTCGGATTCCTCGCCATCAAACCAGGCCGCGAGGTGACGCTGCGCCGCCCCGACGTAGACCGACGCCTTGACGGGCGTGGCCCGCCAGTTGGCCCGGCCGTACTTGAGACTGCCGTTAAGCAGGGCAATGCACGCCATGGCCGTGGCCGAATGCGGCCAGAGGTCGAGCGGCAGCCGTTGCGTGGATGCAATGTCTTTCGGGTTGCCTTCCTCGCGTGCCGGGATGGCGGGGGCCGCCTCCGGCGCGGCAATGCGCTCGTGCATGGCCTGGTGCCGCGAGCGAACTGCAGACCAGGCGGCGTCCATCTGCTCCGGCGACATACCTGCCACCTGCTGCATTTCGGCTTCCATGCTTGTGCTCCTCAAGGCTCGTATCATGCGAACGCATCTCACGAGGTCGGCGGCAAGAGAGCCCGATGTACCCGTCCAAGCGCCCGAAAATCGACGTGCCCGTTGCTCGGCCTCTGCCAAATACTCGTCTGAAAGAATGTCGCTCGGTTTGCTCACCGGTTCCATCCGATTGCCTGTCCAGTGTTATGCGGTGCGGGCGGTCGGCCGGGGGCCGGCCACGCACATGCCGACGAGGCCGCCGTCGTGGTGATAGAAAAACGTCTCCATGGCCCGACGGGCGCCAATAAACCCCATGGACGCGTGCCAATCGTCGGCCGGCCCGAGACTGGGGGCGACGCGCACGAGCACCGAATCAACCGTCTCGATGGGCAGCGACCACTCGGCCGCCTGGCTATGAAAATGGCCGGTATGGATTTCGCGGTAGGACGCTTTGCCCCACAGGTCGGCAGCCTCGAGCGCCATGAGTTGCGGCAGCCGACGCTTGGCCTTGTGGCCGTGGGCAATGCCCAACAGGTTGCCGCCGTGGTGCAAATACTGGCGGCCGGTAAACCGCTGCGAAATACTCACCCGGCGGTCGGACCGGAACCGCTCGACCATTATTTTTTGAAACGCGGCGCTGAGCGTCTCGTCGTGATTGCCGTGGACAATATGCACGTCCGTGGGGCAGGTGGTCGCGGACCGCTCGACGAGCCCCATCAGACAGTCGGCCCCAACGCCAATCATCTTCTGGAGCCTGCCGTCCATGCTGCCGGCCAGCGGCGTGCCCGAGGTCGTCGTGCCGCCAACCGTGTCGAAATGAAATAGGTCGCCAAGCATCACGATGGAGCGGCGGGCCGGGGCGTAGATGGCGTCGCCGGTGGCCAGGAGCTCGCGGCCGGCGTCACTGACCAGTTTCTCCGCGATGGCCAAGTCGTAGTCGGCGTCACCCGTGCCTTGCTTCCAGCAGTATTTAGCGAAATGAACATCGGCCACAACCAACACTTGCCACGTGCCAGGCTCGCGACGCTTGTGCGGTCGCACTGGTGCCTTGCGAACAGTCTTGGCGGCCGCCGCAATCATGGCCGCCACTGCTTCCGCCACGCCCGGCCCGGCCTTTGGCTTGAGCCGCACCCACACGCGGAACAAATCCGTCACGGTGGCCTGGCCGTCGCTATCGCTTGTGGCCACTTGCCACGTCGTCGCCTCTGACTGCGCGACTTCGTACTTGGACATATCGGCGTCGATATGCCGCAGCAAATCCTCGACAGTCCGAATCGTGGACGAAACGCTGTTGGCCTCGAGCTCGCCGCCGCTCGTGCGTTGCGTCACCTGCTCGGCATCACGCGGCGGCCGGCCGGCGGCCTTGCCGGCCTTTTCCGCGATGGCGTGGGCTATTTTCTTTTGAGCCAATTCTCGATCCCCTGGCGGCCGATGGTCGCGATTTTCCGCTCGGCCAACTCGGCCGACAGCATCGTGGCAAACCGACTCAGTGGCATTTCGCCGAACTGGCTGGCAAACCCGCCGCGCACGTACGCGTCTTTGGCTTCCTGCAATTCCGCCTGCACGCCTGGCGGGAGCTTGTCAAACCAAATCATGTTTCGCGGCGGCTTGGCGGCCGCTCGCACGCGGAGCGAATCCAGAATGCCGGCAGACTTTTTGCCCATTCAATCCTCCTCGTCGTGGTCGTCAGCCTGCCGGAATCCTTCCCGGTGCAGGATCGCGGCTTGGGTACTCGCCAATTCTTCGACAACGTCTTCCGATAAGTCTGGAAAACGGGCGTGGAGTAATTCGTGGAGCAGCGCGTCCATAAGCTGCAGCCCTACTAGGTTTGCGGCTATGCGAATCTGCCGCTTGCTCCAATCACAATCGCCATCCCTGTCCCGCGGATACCGGACGTGCGAAATACTCCACCGCCGGTCGCCCACGTACACGCGAAGCGTTTTGGTTGCGTGCCGACTTGCCACGTAATCGCTCCTGCGTCCATGTCCCTAGCCTGCGGCGGCCCGCAAATCTGTCAACCGGTGCTGGCGTGCTGTTGCTTGCGTGCGTTGTGGATGGCCCGCCGTACAAGCATCCGCCCCGCCGCGTCGATAAACGGCAGGCCGCGTGCCTTTGCCTCCTCTCGCATCACGCCAACCACCTCCTCAATCCGCTCAGGCTTGCTGCACTCGTCCGGCCCCCAGGCGTCCATCTTGGCCGCCTTGGCGCGGCAGGCGCAGGTGGGCGTTGGCTCGATGCCGAAACGCTTGAGGAGTTTGGAGAGTTCGGTGCCGGGGCCGTGCGATGGCGGTTCAACGCCGATGGGAGCAAAGTTTTCAAAACCAACAGGGTCGGATGCGTTGCGGCTGAGTTCCTCTAAGTCCGCAAGCGTTGGGATGCCGACCGCAGCAGATGTATTCATCTCGACGTTTGCGTTGCTTGGCGCACAAACACGCCTCAAGCCACGAACGTGCGACGTGTAGCCACATTTGGCACACACACCATCATCCGCGAACACGCACATTTCCTGCACAGTCAAAACCGCACCGTCACTTTTCCTATCGACGTAAATCCGCTTCCGTTGATTGACCTTGTTTGCAGCGTGACATTGTTGAAAACGGATTCCGTGCCAGCGTCGGCACATATCGGAACGCACTCGTTCACGTCTGGAATTCGCGTTGCGTTCGTGCTTGCGCTACCATCAAAACCACCCCCAAAACCCTGCCAACTCACAAAGAGCCCAACCGTCCTTCCATCGCACCCGCAGCGATCACTCACGGACCATTGAAAACCGCCGCTTGCCTGCCGAAAAATTGAAATAGTCAATTGGCGTTGCAAATTAAATGTCTGCGAATAAGTACCGCGGAAGCCTGCAAAATAATTGTCGGGGAGAAATGTGCCCGCGCTTGATAAACAAAATGCGCTTGAGCGAGGGATTGAGTATGTGCCAGAAGTCCACTGCTCCGATCCGCCTTCGATAGTTACCTGTATTTCTGATGGCGGACATTTGTTACCAAAGCAACCCTCCGCAAGCGACAACAAGTCTGCCTGCGCGCCTCCACAAAGAAGCTGCGGTTCTGGTTGGTAGGTTCCCCCAGGGGTAACTGTGGCAAAGTCGCCAAATGCATAGACGTGCAAATCTTTTGCGGATTGGTAGCCGGCCGGGGTTTGCCGATACTGCTGCGAGTTCCACACGCAAAGCGGGGCGTCTGCGTAAATTCGTGCAGAAGGATGCTGCGTCCATCCTGCGCTTTGAACCGAGTATGCCGACAACGCAGGCGCAATGTGGTAATCAAATCCACTTAGGATAAGCCCTGGGCACGCATCAAACCTATACCGCACTTGCGCGCAAGGCTTTATGTTTATCGGGTCGCTTAAGTAGGTATGGTTTGTGCCTTGGACTTTTCGCAGCACTATCGGCTGCAAAATTCTTTCCAGGTACGAATCGCATCCGCCGCGAACATCAAACGGCGTGAAGTATTCACGAACGTCATTGGGCGGCATGAATCCCGCGTATTTACCAATGGCATATTGCCCAAATCCGCCGTAGTAGGGAGTTGCTGGCTTGGGCCACCTCGGCCCATTTGGGCGCGCATCACTTTTCGTAAATTGCAGGGTGTAGGTGTTGGGCGTCGTTATTGGCTGAGAGGGCGCAAAGTAGTTTGGCTCGCAAGAGCATCCGCATTCCGAAAGCTGTGCTTTCCTAATGTAGAATTTTCCGATTTGAGAAAAAGCGTCCTTGTCGTACTCGTCTTTTGAAAGAGAGATGGTGTTCGATACAACGCTAGAAATCTCAACTATGTCACCATTCAAGAACTGTTCTACGTTTGCTGTTTCTAGGGTGACCTCTCCGCCGTCAAAAGTAATTCCGTTTCCGCTCGAAGATGCCTCGATCTTGGCTTGGATAGCCGACAGGCCAATCGTAAACGAAAGTTTAATTCGCCGGTTCGGCCAAACTGCAATCACATACGGCCGTTGTAGTCCGCCGCTAGTAGCGAGCCCGTCGCCCCAGCCATCCCCGTTAATTGGGTTTCCGTATATCGTTCCGGTGTCTTCGTTGTTGATGTAGCCAGACCATCCCTCTGACTTGAATACGACGCAATACGCACAACACCCGCAATTCTCTGCGAGCTTGCCGTCCTTGACGATGAGCGAATTGCCTTTAGTGCCAAGCGGCATTTAGCACCCCGTCACGCCGATTGCCGAGCCGGTGACTCCCGTGACGCCGATAGCCCACAAGCGCTTTTTCTCAAACTGAATGCCCGTCGGTCCGAGCGTAGCATTCGTCACCACGTCTACGCCCGTCGGCATTCCAGTGCCGATCCGCACAAGGCCCCACTTGCCGGCCCCGGTGGAACCGTCTTTCCATAAGATGAGAGCCGGCCCGCCCCAGTCGGTTTGCATTTCCGACGTGGAGTCTTTGGGCCTGGCAAACTTGTGGTCGGCGTTGCCGATGTCGAGTTTGCATTGCACCGCACCATCCACGGCGACGCGGCCGATCTTGCCAGACTCAATCGGCTCAATGGCAATGCACAACGCCTGCGACGTTTCGGTTGGCGTCCCGCCGGTAAGTACGGGCATTGACTCAAACTGTGAGTTGCCCGGGCCTGTGGCGCCGGTGGGCGTAATTTCCATGCCCGTGATTTCAAGCACGCCCCATTGGGCAACGGTCACGGACGGCTTGCAGTAAACGAACGTGTACGGAGCCGACGGGCCGCGGACGCCGTCGGCCGAAAATGCAGGCGTTTCCGCCAACCCTCCCATAAGCGCGTTCCACGCTCGTGCCGGCACCTTCAGCCGCTCGCCAGGCTGGACCTTGCGGTACGGGTCCATTAGGCGCTCCCGCGGCCGCCAAGGCCGTTGTCAAACGTGGAGCTCGGCGCATGCACCTTGGGGAATGTCGTGCCAATCGACAGCAACCCAAAGTTTTTACGGTCGTAGACTTGATTGACGTGGACGGACGCCGGGCGACGAATGAGCGTGTTTTCGCTCACCTTCGGCTCGTAGCGAATCCACATATAGTCCCAGCCCCTCTTGTAGTTGACCTCGATGGCGCTATCGCCAGAGCCGACTTCAAAGTTTTCTTTGTTGGGCCGAGCGCTAAATTGGTACGTGACCGACACCAACGTCTGGCCGCGCGTCATTTCTGCACGGGCCCCAAGGAACAGGCATTCCCCCTGCTTGAACACGCGGAAGTCGCCGTCGTTCACTGTGCCCGTCAGCGAGTAGAGGGTTTCCACGTACTTGTCGATGAGAAACGCCGCCGGCATCGTCCACGTTTCAGTGAAGTTGAACGTCGGCACGACAATGTCGAGGCCGTTGACGCTCTCGCCATCGACGTTGATAGCCCCATCGAAATACACGATGTTTTCGGTTTCGCCGGGCCGCGTGTGAACTTCCTCGCCTTGGAAGCCTGGCGATCCGCCGTTAATGGCCGACGTGATATGTTCCGTGCCGCCGGTCGTGTCGAAAGCAACCGTGTTGGCAATCGGCTCAGCGCCGCCGTTGTCGCCGTTTTGATCGTCGCCGCCATCGGCCTTGATGGCGGTATTGGTGTAGACGGCACTGACTTCCCACCAGCGGTTGCCGAGGCTGCGGCACTCGAGGCGCGTCCGGCGGTGGCCGTTGTAGTCGATGGGGCAGAAATCAGCGGCCCATTCCTCGCACGCGAGATAGGTAGCCTTGTTTGGCACCAGCCACTTGAGCGGCACCTCGCGGGCGAGCGTGCCGTCGTCGTTGAGCGACAGCGTGCCGCTGGCGGAATCAAACAGTTCAATGTATTCGGGGTAGGGCACGCTTCACCTATGCAAACTGCAGGCCGCCGCGATTGGCCGCGGTGGCAATCTGCCGGAGGTAGTTGACGGCCGCGTCGATGCCGGAGGCCGTTTTCTCGGCGGACGACACGAGCTCGCGGTCGGTGCCGCCTGGTGCCGGCGGCGTCACCTTTGAGTGGTCAACAGCCGCCATGAGCGCTTTGTCCATGCCGCCAAGTTGCGGCTTCCCGCCAGGCCCGAAATCGCCCATGCCCATCAGCGCCTCGACGCCCACGGCAGTCCGCTCGGTGGCGTTGGCCGTCCGCTCCGCAGCGCTCAACTCCGGCCCGGCGCCGAGCCGGCCAGCAATCTCGGAGGCAAACGTGCCGATGGTGCGGCCGATGCCGTTGCCGGCCATTCCGGCGGCCGGCGGCATTTCCCCCATGGGGTCGCGGGCCGGGGAACGCTGCACCGTACTGGCCTGCTCTTGCGGCGTCTGCGTTTCACCAATAGCGGCCTTGCGGGCCTTTTCCAAATCTTCCCGCAGCGTGTCGATGGTTTGCTCGTACCCGTCATTACGGGCCTTGTCGGCAGCCGCGCGGGCGGCGGCCGCCTGGTCGCGGCCGGATCGCCGGTCAGCCGCTCGCGACCCGGCCGTTGGGGAACGCTCCCGCTCGCGGGCAATGCGGTCGTCCACCTCTTGAATGGCGTCGCGGAGTCCTATTTGCGCGAAATTCCAATCAAATGCCGCCTTGAAGATGAGCCCGAGTTTCTCGAGCCCGGCCTGGAGCGTGAGAATGTCGGCCCCGAACAGCGTCATAAACCGGTCGAGTCCCTCGATGAGCTTGTCGCCGATGAACGCAGAAGCCGCCACGACGCCATTGCGGACGGTGGCCCACGCGTTTTCAAATTGTTGTGCCATCTGCGTGAGCGCGATGGCCAGGTTGAGATTCATTACCTGCCAGGCCGCCGCAAAATCCAGCCGGCCCAGCGCCGCCATAATCGCGTTGGCTTCCTCGCGAAATGCCGGCGAAAGTTGGTATGCGGCCGCCAGCATCAGCGCGATGCCGCCAACCACCGCCGTGACCGTCGCACCCATAGGCGTGGCGATGAATGCAATGGCCTTGGCCACGGCCCCAAGCGTCTTTGACAGCACGGTCAATGAAATGCCGGCGGTAATCGCCACGATGCCGAACAGCACCAGGCCGGCGGCGGCCCCGGCGGCAATCGTGGCGAGCACAGGAAACTTTTGGAGCAGAGCCGACACGCCGTCCAGAAAGTTGACGATTGCCGCAGTGGCCGAATCCAGCGACGCGCCCAACGCTCCGGCAAAGGCAATCGAAAGCCGTTGCACGGCCGCGGAGAGCTTGGAGAACGCCCCCGAAATGCCGGACATAAGGATTTGAAACTTGGTGGCCACCGGCAGGTTGCCCTCCATGGCCTTGGCCAAGTCTCCGAATCCGGCCACTCCCATGTCCAAAAACGCACCGACGACACGAATGCCGCGGTCGCCGAACACGTCGCCGAGCACCTGGTCGCGGGTGATCCTGTCCACGTTTTGCATGGCCTTGGCCAGCACGTCCACGATTTGGACGATAGGCAAAATCTTGCCGTCCATGTCGCGAAAGGACGCTACCGTCAGACCCACCTTGGCCAACGCCTCGTGGGCCGTGTCGGCCGGCGACGTGAGCCGCATAAGCATTGTCTTGATGCCCGTGCCGGCTTCCTCGCCACGGATGCCGTACTTCGCCAAGGCCGCCAATCCTTGCGACACGTCAAACAGCGATTGGTCAAACGCCTTGCCGGCAGACCCGACGAGCGCGAACGATTCGACCATGGCCGCAATCGACGTTTCGCTCGCGTCGGCGGCAGCCGAAAGCGTATCGACGGCCTGCGTGGCCGACACGCCAAACGTGTTCATCGCGACCTTCATGAACACGGCCGCGTCCACCATTTCGACGCCGGACACGCGTGCGAACTCGACGGCGCTCTTGCCCGCACCGGCCAGCACTTCCTCGACGCTCATGCCGGCCTTGGTGAGCTCGAGGAACGCGCCGGCAATCTTGGCAGGATCGACGCCCATACTCTTGGAGAGCCGCAGCGATTCCTTTTCCAACGCCTTGACCTGGTCAGCGGACAGGCCGGCGGCCGCCTCCATGCCGAGCAGGGCATCCTCGAACGTCGCCGCCTGCCGGGCCGCCATCACCATCGGGATGCCGATGGCCGCGCCGGCGAGGCTGGCCGACGTGCCTAGCTGCCGCATCTTCTGGCCCACGACCTTGAGCCGGTTTTCCACGCGGCTCATGGCCTGCTGGAACGGCCCATCCTTCGCGAATATCTCGACGAACGCACCGCCCGCCCTCACGCTGCCCGCAGATGCCATTCGTTACTCGCTAAAAATTTCGTTGAATTGCTCGGGCGTGAGAATCTTGGGCTTGGGCGGCTTAACGTAGGGGTGGAACTCTTGCGGACGGTAGGGCTGGCGTCGCTTCTTGGGGTCGCGGTGGATGGAGTATTGCTGTGCTACGAGCGTGCTCGTGTGATTCCATTCCTCTTTTTGTTTCGCGTTGGCCGCCCAGAGGAGGCCGCGGAGCGTCCATTCGCCGGGGTGGACGCCGATAATTCCGCCGAGCTCGTAGCAGAATCGGTAAATGTCGAGAGGCTCGCCATTGCCGTGTCGAGCTCCTCGCCCATCGTCTCCACCCTCTCCTTCATCGCCGCTATCGCCCTCGTCTCCGCTTCCTTCGCCTTGTCCAGCGCCATCTGCATCATCGGGCGCAGGTCTTTCCGGCAAAAAAAAATCACTTCTTCGATAAGCGCGTTGCTTGCTTCGTAGAGCGTGTCGGCATTAAACGCGTCGGCAAACTGCTCGGGCGTGATCCCGCGGGCGACGACCTGGTCTTCGCACATGCAGTAGAGGACTTTGCCCAACTTGAAAACGTCGCTGATTTCTCTGAGGCATTGCTGCGTCGTGGGAAGGTCGAGCATATCGACGCCGGTGCCGGTCTTGACGCGTTCAAACGCCCCCAGGCTTCCCTTGACGTTCCACAGGCGGCCCTCAGTGTCGGTGAACGTCTTCATTTGCCGTGGTTCCATTGCTTGAGCACAAACGATGCCACGGCCACCCCGTCGAGCGGCTCGTCGTGGGTGGATTCGCAGACCATGAAGTCAGCCGACACTTCGCGCACGCCGTTGGTGGACGACACAGTCACGACGCCCATGC